AACTCTGCTTCAGGCACAGCTTTAACTGTCACTTCATCGACTGGTACGAATACGAACCTACCTGCTGCAACCACCACTACATGGGGTGTGATGACAGATGAGGATAAGACTAAGCTGGATGGGATTGCAACCGGAGCCACAGCCAATACAGGCACAGTAACCTCAGTCGCCATGACTGTGCCAACTGGGCTTTCAGTCTCAGGCTCGCCAGTGACTACATCAGGCACGCTGGGAGTCACTTACAGTTCAGGCTACCAAGGCTACACCACGACAGAAGCAAGTAAGCTGTCAGGTATAGAGGCTGGGGCTGATGTAACAGATGCGACCAACGTAGCTGCTGCTGGTGCTGTAATGGATGGTGACTTCACCACCAATGGCTTTATGAAGCGCACAGGTGCGGGTACGTATTCAGTCGATACCAACACCTATCTGACTGGTAACCAGACAATTACCCTATCAGGCGATGTGTCAGGCTCGGGTACAACTAGCATTTCAGTCACAGTTGCAGATGATAGCCACAATCACGTTATCAGCAACGTAGATGGCCTGCAGACTGCACTGGATGGCAAATCTAGTACTTCGCATAACCATACAATCGACAGCCTCAGTAACACTACAATCACCTCTAATACAGCAGGAGAGATCCTTAAGTGGAATGGTAGTGCGTGGGTCAACAATACGCTTGCAGAGGCGGGGATTCAGCCTGCAGGGTCATATCTAACAGGCAACCAGACTATCACGCTGTCAGGTGATGTTTCAGGCTCAGGCACAACAAGTATTAGTGTTACTGTAGCTGATGACTCGCATAACCATATCATAAGTAACGTTGATGGGCTTCAGACTGCGCTGGATGCCAAACTCGCATCATCAAGCTATACCGCTTCTGATGTGCTTTCAAAGCTACTGACTGTAGATGGCTCAGGATCAAACTTAGACGCTGACTTACTTGATGGTGTCCAAGGCTCCTCATACCTTCGCAGTGACACTAACGATACGTTTACTGGTGACTTAACAATCAGTGGGGATGTAAAGGCTACCACCTACCAAGAGACGTATGCCTCTTATACTCCAACAGGTACAACCCAGACAGTAAACACTGCCACAGGTAATGTCTTTACGTTAGATTTAGGGTCTGCGTCTGGCAATGTGACTTTAACCTTCAGTAACCCTCCAACATCGGGTACTGCCTATGGCATGACCCTTAAGGTCATTCAGGCTTCAACTGCCAGAACTATCACTTGGCCCACAAGTGTTGATTGGCCTGCTGCTACTGCCCCAACACTGACAGCTACAAATGATGGGGTTGATGTTTTCGTATTTTACACACACGATGGTGGAACCACTTGGCATGGCTTCACTGCAGGTCAGGCTTTAGCATAGGAATAGACAATGGCTGATACTACAACTACAACGTATGGCTTTACTAAGCCTGAAGTCGGAGCCTCAGCAGATAGCTGGGGAACCAAGCTAAACGCTAACTGGGATGCTGCAGATGACTGCTTCGATGGCACAACAGCTATCGCACCAGCTTTATCAGGGGCAACAGTCGATAACTCTGTGATCGGTGGTACTACGCCTGCAGCAGGTAAGTTTACGCAACTGCAGGAGTCTTATGTTGCTTTCACCAGTACAACTAACGCCTCAACAATCGATACCTCTGCAGGCACATTCTTTGCGCATACGCTAACAGAGAATACTTCTATCACTTTCTCTAATCCGCCAGCCACAGGTACAGGTTATGGCATGACAGTCAAGATCGTGCAGGACGCTGGTGCTTCAGGTTACACAGTGACATGGCCTGCATCAGTTGATTGGCCTAGTGCTACAGCGCCAACGTTAACCGCTACTGCATCGGCTGTTGATATGTTTGTATTCGTTACACACGATGGCGGTACTACTTGGTATGGGTTCACAGCAGGGCAGGCATTGGCATGAGTATTAGTAGATACGCGTTACAGGCTGCTTCTGGTAATGGTGGTGAAAGTTATTGGTTATCTCTTTATGGAACAACAGGAGATGAACGCGCTTATGGTTCTATTACTGATGCAAGTGGGAATATATATGTGGTTGGATCATCAAATCCTAGTGCTAATACAGAGACGCTCTTTTTAAAACTAGATGCTAGTGGTTCAATTATTTGGTCTGTGACACTAGATGGGGCTAGTCTTGATGTTCTTTCTGCTATTACGTTTGATCCTAGCGGGGATATTATTGTATGTGGCCTTACTAATGATGGGTTTAATAAAACCTTAGTAGCAAAATATGACACTGATGGAGATGTACTTTGGCAAGTTAAACTTGGGGCAGGTTCAGTAAATAATGCATTTGCTGGACTTTGTGTAGACTCTAGCGGTGATATTTATTGTGGAATAAATAACAACTCGATAACAGCATATGACACATTTATACAGAAGCTAAGCGGAACTGATGGTAGTTCTGTTTGGGGCAGAAGGTACGTTGATACAAACGTCCAAGGAAAAGGCTTATATTGTGATAGCTCTGATAATATATGGTTTACTTTAGGGCAATCTGTAACCAGTAGTGGTAAAGCGGTCATCGTTAAGTTTAATACCAGCGGTACTATACTCTTCCAAAAAGCTTTTCAAACTGGCTCTACAACATATAGAGCACAAGGTTTAACTACTGATTCATCTGGTAATATTTATGTGGCGACAAGTGGTGGCACTGCACTTGTTTTTATAAAATATAACTCGTCTGGCACTGTTCAATGGAAAAAGTATATAGCAGGTACAGCAGTATTCACTACGCTTTCTGCTGTTTTAAACTCGGCTGAAGATACTGTTTATTTTTCTTTTTATTACAACACTTCACCAGTAGATATGTACATTGTTGCGTTAAACGCCTCAACTGGTGCGGAATTGTGGCAGAATAAAATCGGAGGTTCGTCAAATACCTACAACTTTTATAATTCACTTCATATAACAGATAAAGATGCTCTTATTCTTACTTGTTTTACTGCAAGTGATGGAGCAGGTGGTAATGATATGTTGATTCTAAAGGCTCCTAGTGATGGCACAGGGACAGGAACTTATGGGAGTATATCTTATGCAACTTCCAGTCTTTCAATAACCACTACGTCTGGTACAGATACAACACCAACAGCGACTACAAGCTCAGTTGCATACACCCCTTCAACCACAACTTTGACAGAAGGCACCTTTTCAGGCACCCAAGAGTTATTTGAAATAACCCCTTAACAAAGGAAGCAAACAATGTCTTACATTAAAGCAAGCGGTAGTACAGTCGAGAAATACCCTTACTCAATCGGCCTACTGCGAAAAGACAATCCTAGTACATCATTCCCTAAGCGCATGTCAGATGAAGCTTTGGCTGGCTGGGGTGTATACCCAGTAACAGTGGCAGATGATCCTGCTTACGATGAGATGACTCAGCGTATCGTTCCGGCTAGTACGCCTACGCTTGTAAGTGGTGCGTGGATACTGTCTAAAACTGTAGAGCCACTATCTCAAGAAGAGATAGACGCTAAAGCTAAAGCTCTGATGGATAGCTACTCAGCAGCGGTACAGAATCTCCTAGACTCTACCGCTAGAGAGAAGGGTTACGACAACATTATCTCTATGACCAGCTATGCTAACAGCAGTAATACTAAGTGGGCGGCTGAGGCGGCTGAAGCTATTTCGTGGCGTGATGCTTGCTGGAATGAATCATTAGTACAGATGGGTAATTACTTAGCCACAGGTAACAAGCCAAGCATGGAAGATTTCCTAGCGGCTATGCCTACGCCAAACTGGCCTGCATAAGGAGCACATCATGCCCTTAATCACGCTCGACATACCTGCTGGCGTCTATAAGAATGGTACTGAATACCAAGCTTATAATCGCTGGCTTGATGCTAACTTGGTGCGCTGGATTGATAACGCTGTGCGCCCTGTTGGCGGATGGGTGCAGAAATCAGTCACAGCAACCTCGACTATATGCCGATCACTCTATGCTTGGTCAGGCAATGATCTGACTCGCTACATTGCTGCAGGCACAGATCAAAAGCTCTATGTGTATGACCAAGAGGGTGTGCAGTACGACATAACCCCTGCGGGGTACTCGACAGGTCGCGAGACTGCCACAGCTAACACTGGATACAGTGCGCTCAACTATGGTGAAGGCTTGTATGGCACAGAGCGACTAGATAGCAACTTCACCCTTCCAGCAACAACATGGAGCTTAGACAACTGGGGCGAGTACCTAGTTGGCTGTGCGACTGAGGATGGCAAGCTTTACGAGTGGCAGTTGGATCTTGTTGGCCCTACTGCAGCGGCAGTTATTACCAACGCACCAACAAACTGCCGAGGGCTGCTAGTGACTGAAGAGCGATTCCTGATGGCTCTAGGTGCAAGTGGTAATCCGCGCTTGCTTAAGTGGTCTGATCGCGAAGATAACACGACTTGGACAGCAGCAGATACCAACGAAGCGGGTGATATAGAGCTGCAGACTGATGGCGTTATCCAGTGCGGGTTACGCACGCGAGATCAGGCAATCATTCTCACTACGACAGATGCTCATACTGCGACCTATGTAGGCCCTCCTTTTGTCTACTCTATCCAACGCGTAGGTTCGGGGTGCGGTGTTATCTCAACTAAGGCAGCGGCCTCATTCTCGAATGGCACTGTCTGGATGGGTCGCCAGAATTTCTTTATCTACTCAGGCGGTCAAGTAACCAAGCTACCATCTGATGTATATGACCATGTATTCGCTAACCTAAACCGCGACCACGCTTCGCACATCTTTGCAGTGCATAACTCTCGCTTCTCTGAGGTATGGTGGTTCTACCCTACAGCAGACAGCACAGAGAATGATGCTTATGTGGCTTGGAACTACGACACCAACACATGGACTATTGGTACGCTGGTTCGCACTGCAGGCGTAGATCAGGGTGCATTCACTAACCCAATATGGTTATCACCTACTGATAAGCACTTGTATGAGCATGAGCTTGGGTGGGTGCATGAAGGTTACGATGTATACATTGAGTCCGGCCCTATCTCTATTGGGCAGGGTGATCAGGTATCAGTAGCTACTGAGCTTATCCCAGATGAAGAGACGCAGGGTGAGGTAGAGGCCACGTTTAAGACACGCTTCCATCCTAATGACACAGAGCGTACCTATGGTGCGTATACCTTAGCTAACCCTAGCTCAGTGCGCTTCACAGGGCGACAGCTCAGAATGCGCCTCACAGGCACAGGTAATACTGACTGGCGTGCAGGTCGGATGCGACTTGATGTGAAAGCTGGCGGTAGACGATGAGTGTACGTAGACCACCTTCGCCTACTGCAGGCGCTATAGATCGCTGGGCGCAACGCCTAGTGAACTATATGCTCACAGTCGCAGATAAGATTCGATATAAGGTAACAGGTGATACACCTTCTGAGGATGGGATCTTGCTTTGGGATCAGGCTGGATCACAACCAGTCGTATCTGTGGCAGGCGAGTTTATCCCTCTTATCCTTAAAGATGGTCATGGTGTGGTGTTCAGCAGCACTGATATCACGCCTGCAGCGATCAATACTGCCTATGTGGTGGATTGGGATGGCATTAGTCTAGAGTCAGGTTTGGCGATTGGGACAACAACTAGCCATCTAGAGTTTAGCAAGGGTGGTACATATCTTATGTCGTTCTCTGTGCAGATCACCTCAACCAGCTCCAGCCAAAAGAATCTGTGGTTTTGGCCTAAGATCAATGGAACTGATGTGGCAGGCTCGACAATGAAGGTGACGATCACCAACTCTAGCGACACGATAGTTAGCAGTCGTACTGCATTGTTTGATATCACAGCAGGGGATTACTTGGAGGTTGCTTATGCAGCAGACAGTACAGCGGTGACTTTAGATGCGATAGCAGCGACAGCTTTTGCTCCAGCTACGCCTAGCGTGATACTGAGTGTGACGCGTATACACCAGTAGTTCGCTAATAAACAGTTAATGATATAGAATTTAATGAATCATAGGCTTATAGCGCAACACTCTGAGAGAAGGGCAAGCCTAGTAACTAACAGGGTGAAATTATGATAGACAAGCTTCTAGGTGCCTTCTTTGGTGGTAGTGGTGAGAAACAATCAACACAGATTCCAGAGTGGCTAGACACAGCTCTTCAGGCTAACGTTCGCAGAGCACAAGATCTTCAGCAGATGGACTACATGCCCTATGCTGGCGCAACAGTTGCGGCTATGACTCCATCACAGCAGTCTGCCATGAGTAACACAGCAAGCATGGCGCAGCAGTATGGTATGGCTGCACCTTCTAGTCCTAACCTTGGAATGCCAACAGCGCAAGATTTTGGCAATGGCCTGATGGCTTACTCTTCAATGCCAATCTACGATCAAGCGATGTGGGAAGCTCGGCATCGAATGCCTGCATTGATGGACTACCGCAACAGCATGTTTATAGATCCAGTCACTGGTGCGTATGGCTCTCGTACTCAAGGCGGTCAGGCTCTGGATGCGCTTAAGCAGTTGGGTGTTAATACCTCTGGCCTGAATGCAAATACCGCCAGTATCTATAGTGATGGTGATAGCGGTAGTTCGTTTGTACCACAGTCTGGCCTATCTGGTGATTCGATCAATAAGCTGCGAGCCCTTTCTGAAAATCCTTGGATGAAAACTGGGCCATTTTCTGGTTTGCTCGCGATGCTTCTAGGTAAGTATGCGGATACTTATGCAGGTGATTATGGCAAGGAGGGTCAGCCGAGCGTATATGGTAATGATATGTTCTACAGATCAACTATGTCTCCTGATACAGGCGGTAATTTAATGCCAACACCTGTTCGAGGTTCTGACTTTTACAGCTCTTCAGAAGCGCAGAGCAACCAAGATAGAGCAAATAGCGCAAAGGCTGCGCTTGATCAGGCGCTTACTAACATTATCTATAGTGATGGTGGTGAGCCTACCTTTAGCTCTGGTAGCGGTTCATTGGGTGTAGGCGGCGGTAATGCCTCACGCGGCTACACAACAGGAGGTTGGTAATGGCTACATACACAGACCAACAGATACGCGATTACGTCAACAATAACTTTGGCGATTTATCGGGTACTGAGCTACACCGCGCTGTTGCAGATGCTGCTAATAAGTTTGGCGTATCATCCAGCCAGCTAGGACGTGCTTTTGATTATAGCACTGCTGAAGTGGATAATTATGCCCGCAAGGCTGGCAGGACTATCGATAGAAACCTTACAACAGGCTCACAGATATCTGACCCTAACATCCGCAGGTATGTGCAGGATCTTCAGGACACAGGGATGTCTGGCGATGAGTTAGGTCGCGCTGTATATTCTGCGGCCAAGAAGTATGGCATTGATGAGAACCAGTATGCCAATGCGATGGGGCTGTCTGTTGACGAGATACGTGGCTGGATTCAGGATCAGGGTCTAGGGGCTTTATCAAATGTAGGCCCAGCCGAGGCGCTGCAGTCTGCTATACGCGGCACCTATGAGGGTATGTCGTACAATCCGCAGCAGGTTGAAGCTACAAATTATGACCCTGCACAGGTCGCGTCTACCGATCTCAGTGCTTACATGAATCCTTACACGCAAGAGGTTATTGATCGATCTCTATCGGACCTTGAGCGTGCTCGACAGGGTAATATCAATAACCTTGGCTTTGCAGCAACTCAGGCGGGCGCGTTTGGTGGTTCTCGGCATGGTGTTGCTGAAGCACTCACCAATGAAGGCTTTGCCAATCAGGCAGGCAACATGGCTGCAGGGTTGCGTCAGCAGGGCTTTAACACTGCATTAGGGCAGGCTCAGTACGATGTAGGTGCTCAGAACAGAGCACTCGAGTTTGGTGCTCAGCAGGGCATGAATGCTCAGCAGCTCAACCAGAATGCAGGCTTACAGGGCGCTCAACTTAACCTAAATGCAGCTAACCAGATGGGGCAGCTTGGCAACCTTGGATTCACGCAACAGCGCACATTGAATCAGGATATGTTCAATCAGGGTCTAGCTCAGCAGCAGATGAACCAGAATATTATCAACAATGCGATGCAGCAATATCAGGCATGGCAGGGTTGGCCTTCCAATAATCTTGGGCTTCTGGGCGATTCGCTGGGTGGAACAACTGCGCCAACAACTACGACAACTTCGCCAACCTACAGCAATGCAGATTACCTTGGCATGGTAGGCAACTTGTTCAATACACTGTTTCCGCGATAGGAGAGAATAATGGCAACCTCATATGGTAATCCTTACATGCCAGTAAACTTCACTCAGGAGACAGAAGAGCAGAAGCTTATGCGAGAGCTGGAGATGATTCGCCAGATGCAGGATAAGTATGCGGGTGGAATCTTACCGCCTGCGCCTAAGCCTGCATCTATGGCCTCTGATGTTAAGCCGCCTATGGCTCCATCAGTGCAACCTATGACTCCTGCAGCACAGCCTAGTCCAGAGGCACCAGTCAGGATGGCTGGGCCTAAGCCTATCTCATCGCCACAGGAAAGATCGCGTGGCGGCCTTATGGACGCTTTGACAAGTGATAGAGCGCAGGCATTTACCGATAGCCTATTGGGCATGAGTTATCACCCTCACTTGCGTGCAGTCGCTGAGAATAAGCAAGAGGCTCGGGCTGCTGCTGCTGAGAAGGCTAAGATGAATCGCACTGTCGAATGGCTATTGGGTCAAGGTACAGAGGCAGGTAAGCGTGCAGCTCAGTACATCGCCATGACAGGGGATGCCAAAGAGGGCATGAAAATCTATGGGGAATATGGATCTGTTGTGCAGGGGTCGGGTGCGGATCTTGAGGCCAAGTATGGCATTAAGGGTCTGGAAGCTGATAAGGCGTATAACCTAGACACAATGACTGGCAAGGTTACAGGTATTGGTGGCGGTGGTATTGAGCTTAACCTAGGCGATCAGAAGATGGCTGAAGAGCTAGCCAAGCAGAACGCTGGTTACATTGCAGACACTCGTACGCAGTTTGTTGAAGCGGGTAAGACTGCCAACACGATAGCTAACTCATACAGTCGCGTGCTTAACGCAATGGATACTACTGATACTGGTAAGTTTGCAGAGAACAAACAGATGGTTCGTACCTTCCTAGAAGGTGCTGGTTTAGATGGGTATATCAACCTAGATAAGTACACCTCTGCACAGGATCTTATCGCTGCAACGAACCAGCTAGTGGCTGAAGAGCTTCGCAAGAATAAAGGGCCGCAGACAGACTTTGATGCGATCTTTGCGCAGTCGTACCTACCAAGCCTAAGCAAAAGTTCGGACGCTAACAGAGCCATTGCAAACTATGCTATGTCTCATGCTAGATTCGATCAGATGCTGGGCAGTATCGCTAATAGGATCTCTATTCGCGATGCTGATGCTGAAAGCAAAATCGCTGATCTTAACGACTACAGAACAAACTTTAGCGCATTCGTTATGATGGTTAATGGGCAGCCTAAATACTTCAGCCAATTTTACAATGAGCAGAAGGGCAAGGGCTTAGATGATCAGGATATAATGCAGGCGTGGCAATTCTTCACTGAGAAGAACCGACAAGGTATCAAGAGGTAGGCATGGCACTTTCAGATAAACAGCTACAGCAAATCTTTGACGATACTCTTGGTGCTGAGCCTTCTCAGGGGTTTAAGCTTCAGCACAATGTTGGCCAAGCTTATCCTTCTGAGCAGGCTGGCCCTAATGTTGAGTATTTAGTCACAGGACTGCCGAATGGCGGTGTTGTTGTGCGCGGCCCAGATGGCAAGCTGTACTATAAAGATGAGTCTGTAGCAGGCGGTGAAGAGCTAGCGCGCCCTGTTATTGAGCAGCTACAGAAAGGTGTTCCAAAGTCTGAGATCCGCACTCCGCGACAGGAGATAGAGTCAGAGATGCGGCAAGAGGTCATTCAGCAGGCAGGCGGTTTATTACCTTCTCTGATGGGGCCTAAAAAGCTAGAAGGAACACTCTTTGTTGGCTCTTACATGGATGAGCTTGCTGGGCAGATATCTAAGGCTACAGGCGCGAACCCAGATAAGGTTAAGCAGGACTATCAAACTATATCGAATTCTGTGCAAGGTGAGTATCCAGTATTAAGCGAGCTGTTCAAAACGTATGGGCTACTTGACTCATCTATAGCTGCTTACTACCTATCGAAAGCTGTCAAGATGCCTGCAGCGATCTCACAGCCATTCCAGAAAGCGGGCGAGGCAATTAATAAGCTTCCACCACTAGGACAGCAGATTGCTAATGTTGGTGGTGCTACATCGCTAGCAGCTACCGAAGGGTTTGTTTATGGCACAGGTGAAGGTGAGGATCTCGAAGGGCGCATAGCTCAGGGCCTAAATCGGGCTAGGGATGCGGCTATAATCGCGGCACCACTGGCGGCTATATTCCCATATCTGGGTCGAATGGCTCAGAATAGGGCGGGCGATAAGGCGACAATACAAGATCTTGCGACACGTCTGGGTATTTCTGTTGAAGCGTCTCGCTTTATCTTTAGAGACTTGAAGGATGGCGCAACTCTAGAAGAAGCTGTGAACAATCTACAGCGTGCTGGTCAGAATCGAATGGTTGCTGATGCTAATGAGGCAGCGGCAACGCTACTAGACTCAGCGGCTGCAAGTTCGCCTGCAGCTAGGCAGCAAGCTGATACTGCTGTCACAGGTCGAGTTGAAGAAGAAAGTCGGCGTATTACTGGCGGCCTTGATGAGACAATTGGACAGCAAGCGCCTAGAGGTATGACTACCGAGCAAGCTGTGATGGAGTCCACTAAGGAAGCTCGCCAGAAGGCGTATGAAGAGGCTTATGCTCCAAAGGTTGATGTTATGTCGCCCGAGGGTAATCGCGTTGTTGAGCTTCTAGAAACGCTGGATGCCGAGGATCTTGAGGAGCAGCTTAAGCGCGCAAATAAGCTTTTGCGAAACAAGGCCGAAAAAGTTGAGTATGAGATTGTTGATGGCAAGGTGGTGTTTGCTACTGAGCCGACAGTTAAGTTCTTAGACTCACTGAAAAAGTCGCTGCAAAGCCAAGCACAGGGTCTTAAGCTTCAAGATCCAGAAATGTCTAATCTTTATAACGCTATAGCTAGAGATGTTAAGGATGTGACTTCTGGGGTATCAGAGGCATATGGTAAAGCGGTTGATCTTGGTGGTGATGTTATCGCGACTCGTAAGGCAGGAGAGCTAGGGGAGCAGGCGCTAGAGAAGCGGACTTCTCTTGATGAAGTTATCGCTACACTTCAGGGGTCTAGTAAGACTGAGTTGATGGCAGCAAGGGCAGGACTTCGCAGAAATCTTGATAACATTCTTATGGATGTTACAACTGCAGCGGGTAGTCCTAACACCGAGGCGCAGGATCAGATGCGCAAACTCCTAAGCAAGCTATCATCTGCAGCCAATAAGCAAAAGCTATCTGTGATCATGGGTACTAAGGATGCACAGAAGTTCCTTAATGACCTAGATCAAGCTAAGGCAGCCTTTGAGCTTAAATCGCGTATATCAGTAGGCTCAGGTACAGCACAGCGCCAAGCCTTCCAGAAGTCGCTAGATAAGGAGGCAAGCGGTGGTTTTAAAGGACGTTTACTGACAGGTGATACAGATGTTATCGGTGATATACGCGACTTCCTAACAGGCGCAGGCAAAGAATGGGTTGAAGGGCGCAAAGAGGACATTTTGCGGGATCTTATAAACGTCCTTGCAGAACGCAAAGGTAAGGATGCTGATCTGGCAATGCAGTATATCCGAGAAGCGGCTAAGGGTAGTCTATCGCCAGTTAAGGCAACTTTTGTGGCTAAAACGCTTCAAGGCGCGGCACTTCCTTCAGGTGCTGGTATACTTGGTGAACGCCTTATGAGCATAGGGGAATAATGCATGGCTACGCTAGAACCAATGGATAGTACAGAGATTGAGAATATCGTAGCTGATGCGATTGATGAGGCAGTTGATTTCGTAGAGTCTGAGATAGCAGAAGATCGAATCAAGGCGCAACGCTACTTTGATGGTGAAGTGGATATAGGCCATGAAGAGGGCCGATCCAAGGTTGTATCAACTAAGGTGCGCGATACTGTTCGCAATATAAAACCTAGTTTGCTTCGCATTTTCACCTCATGCGAGAAGGCGGTCGAGTTTATTCCAAAGGCTCCAAAAGATGTGCAGATGGCAGAGTCTGCGACTTCTTTTATCAACTGGTCATTCAATGAAGTGGGCGGGTTCCGCCTGCTGACTGATGCTTTCCATGATGCGCTAGTCAAAAAGCAGGGTGTGCTGAAAACCTACTGGGATGAATACAGCACTGGCGAGATTTACACCTACTCTAATCTGACAGATGAAGAGTTCTTTGCGATTGCTAATGATCCTGATATTGAGATCCTTGAGCACAGTGAAGAGGTCACAATGGAGATGCAGCAGATGCAGGCTCCAGATGGGCAGATCATTGAGCAGGAAGTAGAGCGCAAAGAGCATGAGCTTAAGATCAGTCGCACTCAGACTGAAGGCAAGCTATGTGTTAAATCTGTGCCTCCTGAAGAGTTCTTCGTTGATCGCAATGCTACCTCACTAGAGGATGCATATATCGTTGCCCACAGAACAGAAATGCGCGTGGGTGATCTTGTAGCGATGGGCTATGACTTTGATGAAGTCTCAGAGCTAGATACTGGCACTTCAGGCTCTAGCAATGACGATATGGAAATCTATGAGCGCAAAGGCTACATGGAGGATGACTCCGATGAGGATGCTCAAGATCCTTCAATGAAGCTTGTGATGGTCACTGAAGCCTACATGCGGATGGACGTAGAAGGCACTGGTGTACCGATGCTCTACAAGTTCCTCATGGGTGGAACCAAGCACAAGCTGCTCGACTATGAATTGTGGGATGAGATCCCTTTCGCTGTCTTTGAAGTTGATCCAGAGCCACACGCCTTTTATGGTCGCTCTATCGCTGACTTGGTGATTGAGGATCAGGATGCAGCAACTGCGATGCTACGCGGCATTCTTGATAACGTAGCACTGTCCAACAATCCGCGTGTAGAAGTTCAAGATGATATGGTCAACATTGATGACCTCTTGAATAACGAGATCGGGGCTATTATCCGAGTTCGCCAGAATGGTGCAGTACAACCCCTTGCTGTGCCTTTTATTGCTGGTTCTACGCTACCTGCACTGCAGTACCTAGATCAGCTATCAGAAACCAAAACAGGCGTCTCTAGAGCCTCACTGGGGCTTGATCCTGATGTCCTGCAGAATACCTCTGCAACTGCGGCAAAGCTTGCCCAGTCAGGCGGGCAGGGGCAGATAGAGGTTATCGCTCGCAATCTGGCAGAGTCCGGCATGAAGCGACTGTTTAAGTTGATGCTTAAACTACTGGTTAAAAACTCACCAGAGCAGCAGTTGATGCGCCTCAATGGGCAGTTTATCCCAGTCGATCCGCAAGTGTGGAATACCTCTATGGACACGACAGTTAATGTGGGTCTTGGCACAGGGCAAGAAGATATCAAGCTGGCAACACTGCAGCAGACTTTGCAAATGCAGCTCCAGTTAGCGTCTATGCCTAGTCACCTTGCTAGCCTTACCAACATGACAAGTATCCGCAACACCTTGGCAGATATCCTTGCACTGGGTGGATACCGCAACGCAGAGCGATACTTCTCGCCAATGAATCCTCAGCAAGAGCAGATGATCATGCAGCAGATGCAGCAGCAGCAAGCTATGCAGGCTCAGCAAAGCGGAATGAATAACCCTGCAGCAGCTCAGGCTCAGGCGCTCATTCAAGCGGAGCAGATCAAGGCTCAGGCTAAGCTTCAGTCAGACATGGCTAAGATCCAAGCTAACCAGCAAGCGGATGCCGCTAAGCTACAGCTACAGGCTCAGACAGACGCAGCTAAGATTCAGGCTGGTATGCAGTCTAAGGCTGCTGAGATCCAGCAACGTCAACAGCAAGAGCTTTCTAAGCTACGTATGGAATACGAGTTTGGGGCGCGTGAAGATGATCGTAAACGTGACCAGATGCATCAGGATTTGCTAGTGGAGGCAACTAAGATCTTGGGGCAATATGGCACTGCTGTAGACGTTGAACGTGTACGCGCCATGCAACAAGCGCCTAGAGATACCGATGGGAATCTGATGTGATGGATATATTGCCTGCTGAAGCGCAAAGACTGTTAAGAGATGACGCCTTCAAGGAAGTCGTTAGCAGGGTGCGGCAGCAGCAGATTGATGTTTTTGTTAATAGCTCCCGATTTGATGCTGAGACATTGAGAGATGCGAAGTACATGCTGGAAGCTATTAGCAAGATTGAGCAGGCTCTCCAAGCTGTGATTACAGAAGAGGCCATTAAAGAGAAACGTAAAAAGCTAAAGTAGGACGTTCATATGAGCACTGCACTAGATCTTGACCAAGCGGTCGAGAAGTTTTTGGCTCCAGAGGTGTCAAGTGACGCTGAGCCTGTTCAAGATGTGGCAGAGGATAACTCTGATGCTACAATAGAAGAGACAGAAGTATCAGATGATGTTGAGGCTGATACTGATGTAGAAACTGAGGATGATTCCGAAGTTGATGACTCTGAATATGATTCTGATGATGATGAAGAGTACGATACCGATGAAGAGTCTGCTGAGCATGATGAAGATCCAGATCAACAGGCACCTGAAACCTACACTGTCAAAGTTGATGGCGTAGAACAGCAGGTTACCCTAGCAGAGCTGACAAGATCCTATAGTGGGCAGGGCAAGATTCAGAAGGGTATGCAAGAGGCTGCAGAGGCTCGTAAGCAAGCGCAAGAGATGCAACAGCAGATGGCGCAGGCTGCACAGCAACTATCAGCGATGTACCAGCAAGTGCAGGAACAGGGGTTTAAAGCCCCGCCTAAAGAGCCAACACGCGAACTGTTTGAGAGCGACCCCATTGGATATATGGAAGCTAAGCTGCAGTACGATGAGGACATGAAGGCGTTCCAAGAGCAGCAGGGGCAAATGCAGCGCCTGCAGCAGTATGAGGCACAGCAGCGGCAACAGCAGCAACAGCAGATGTTACAGTCTGAGGTGGAGCTGCTTAAACAGAAGATCCCAGAGCTTAGCGAACCTGAAAAGGCAGGTAAGTTCCGAGAAGATCTTGTTAAAACTGCGGGTGAGTTTTATGGTTACTCGCCAGAGGATATGTCGAGTGTGACTGATCATCGCGCTCTATTGGTTCTACGTGACGCTATGATGTGGCGTAAGAGCCAGAAGAACAGATCCAAGGCAGAGGCAAAGGCTAAGAACGCACGCCCAGTCATTAAGCCGCAGGCTAAGCGCACTACTGATCCAAAGCGTAAGCAGGTACAAAAAGCAAAAGCTCAACTGAAAAAGTCAGGCGATATCAATGATGCTATCGACCTACTGTTTAACTAACTGAAAGGTAATTTATCATGGCACAGCCAACAAATTTGTATGATTCGTACGATATGGTGGGGATCAAGGAGTCACTCGAGGACATCATCTACGACGTGTCTCCGAGCGATACACCTTTTTACTCTATGTGTAAAAAGATGAAGATCGGTAACACATACCATGAGTGGATGACCGATGCTTTGAGAGCTTCAGCCGCGAATGCGAAAATTGAAGGGGATGAATTTTCCAACGAAGCGAAGACCCCAACTGTTCGCCTCGGGAACTACACCCAGATATTCGCTAATACCACGCAAATTAGTGGAACAGATGATGGGCTCTCCAAGGCTGGCCGAGCAAAAGAGCTTGCATATCAAACACTTAAGGTAGCTAAAGAGCAAAAGCTAGATATAGAGAAGGCGCTCCTAGATAACAACGCTCGGGTAGCGGGTAACTCAACTACTGCGCGTGAATTGGCTGGTCTACCAACATGGTTGGTCACTAACGTATCTGTAGGTTCTGTTGGTGGTGCAGTTGCTACTGGTGATGGTACTGATACCTACACTGATGGTACTCAGGAAGCGTTCACTCAGGCTCGTTTTGACAGCACTATGCAGTCAATTTGGGAGCAAGGAGGCAAGCCGCAGACTGTGCTGCTATCTCCATTCCAGATGAATGTGGCTCTAGGCTTCGATGGTAATAACAACCAGCGTTCTACTATCGGTGCTTCTGTCGGTGGTAACAATTCTGTCGTAAATGCACTCGATGTCTATGTGACGCCTTGGGGGACTGTAGAATTTACACCAGCTAGGGAGCTACGCTCACGCGATGTGTTCATCCTTCAGGATGATATGTTCGCTGTTGGTGTACTGCGTGCTACTAAGAACATGCCACTTGCTAAGACTTCGGACTCTGAGCGTCGCGCAGTGGTAACTGAGCTGACTCTGATCTCTAAGAACGAGAAAGCTTCTGGCTTTGTAGCTGACAACACTACTTCTTAATAGGGCTTAGCTCTTAATTGAAGTAAAATAAAAGGGGGGCTTCGGCCTCCTTTTTGCATGGAGAATACGATGAAATATAAAGTGACTATTGGTGTGCTTTGGCATGATGGCATTCGCTATGTTCGCGGTGATGTTATCGAAACCGATGAGGATTTAGGGACTCGTGCTGAGCCTTTGGCTGAAGCGGTTGAGCCTACTCCTGTTGCTAAGCCTAAGCGTAAACGTAGAACTAAAGCAGAGATTGAGGCTGAAAAAATGCAGCTAGAGATCCAGAACGCGCTTGATTCTGTACCATCAGTCAGTGGAGCTTCAGAATGAAAACTAATGAAAAGTTCTACGAAGAGGATGGTAAGCTAGTCCAGAAGCGTAGTTATGATTTCTCTGATACGCTCAAGGAAATGGAAAACGTCCGAAAGGATGGGATTATCGGCCTTGGTGGTGATACAACTGTTACTTCAGACAGTCGCTTTGTGGGTCGCATTCCGCTAGCTTTAGTTGAGTCTTGGTGCAAAGAGGCGGGTGTTAAGTGGGATGATACACACGCACGCTCTGAAGTGATCAAGAAAAAGATTCTAAGCGGTGACTTTGATAAGTTCCGCAGTGATTGGAGGGGTAGATACTGATGGCTGTTAAACTTGATAATAAAAACATCATGGCAATTGAAATTGCCTCTAGCCCTCTCCAGTATGCGGCTACTGAGATTTATCATAGCTATGGTGATCAGACGCGCATCCGCAGGAAAAGCCTACATAAGTTTGGTGCTAACCTCTCTGTAAGTACATCTGAAGAAGATATTAACTGGGATGGTATTGAGCCTGTTCACAGCACAACTAACTCTATCACTGTAGCAAGCTCATCCAGTGCAGCAGATACGACTCAGACTATCCGCGTAGAAGGCATGTACTTTGATGGTAATGATGATTTCGTATTCTCAGCGCAAAACGTAGCCTTGAATGGGCAGTCGCAAGTAACACTGGCACAGCCTCTATGTCGTGTGACGCGTATCGCTAACGTGGCTTCAGCGACAGTGACAGCAGGCGATGTGTATGTGTACGAGTCTGGCACAGCTACAGGCGGTGTACCTGATGACTTGAATACTGTGGGTAACATTATGCCTTTCGAGCATCAGAGTACGATGTTTGCAGGTACGTCCATTGCAGCAAGCAACTACTTCATTCTGACTTCCATGCAGGCTGGCGGTTCGCTGTCTGGCACAAAAGATACATACGTAGATATTCAATTAGAGGTGCGGGATAAAGATTCTGTCTATCGCACAGTGAATATATTCACAATTAACACAAGTCAGGGCGCTACGCAGATTGAGTTCACGACTCCGATCATCATACCGCCTAACAGCGACATTGATATGACAGCAGTTTCTTCGGCAGCAGGCGCGTCAGTCACAGCAGGGTTCAATGGATACTTTGCTGACATAGTATAAGGAGAACATCAGTGGCGAAGCCAGAACTGACAGAAGAAGAAGTTGTTAAGCTAAAGCGTATTCTTGAGAACTTTGTGGAGCTTCGCCCTGATGAGATCACTGCTATGCGCTCTATCGTGGAAGCAGATAGACGCGCTAAGTGGTTGTGGGCGGCTATTCGTAACTTCGCTGTATGGATTGTGGCGGTAGGTGCAGGAATAAGCTTTGCCTATGGTACTTTGGTGGAGACTGTAAAACATCTAGCGGGGAAGTAAGCATGGACAGACGCACAGAGTATGGACGCAGAAGTGAGGACTTCAAGTGGTACAAGTACTTCCTCCACCAAGCGCCTAAGCATATCTATGTGGGGCTTTGGATTGCCGGAGCAGTCTGGAGCTGGAATATCTTCAAGTACCTAGAGCCTGCTATGTTCCCAGTCGTGACTGGCTTTGTCATTGAAGAAGTGCAGCAAGTCGAAGGACAGCAGCAGATTGCTGGGCGGATGTATAAGCAGCGCAACTGTGACTTTGTTGAGGTAGTGGCGTATAGCGGTGAAGGTGCCTTAGTAAACATTGAGTTCCTAGGCGTTAAGCAAGTGGTGAGTCGAGTGGAAGGAACACAAGGCTGGGGATGGTGGGCAGTCATCCCATCGGTAAAGAAGCTGACGCTCTACTCTAACCATAGTTGTGCGACAGGCAAAGTTACCACCAAACTATTTGAAGGTGTTCTATGACCATGTTCATAGGGGAGTTAGTCATTAAACCTGTACAGGGCAAGAAGTGGGAGCTGGTTGAATCGCTACACTTCAGATTAGACAGCGATGCCTATATTGATGTTCCCAAGGGCTTTGTGACCGACCTTGCTTCTATTCCGCGCATCTTTACGCCTCTATTCCCTATACATGGTTTGCAGACTCGCGCTGCAGTCGTGCATGACTGGCTGTACGCTAACCAAGGTGATGTAGCTTCAGGGCCATACACACGCAAACAGTGTGATGAGATATTCCTTATCGGCATGAAGCAGCTAGGGGTTGGTTGGTTCAAGCGTACAATGATGTATAACGCTGTCCGAGTTGGCGGCTGGGTTGCTTGGGGGTCAAATGATTAGCGATGAACTACTTAATCAACTTAAGAAGCATGAGGGTTTTCGATCCAAGCCTTACATATGCACTGCTGGAAAGCTGACTATTGGCTATGGCCGAAACCTAGACGATGTGGGTATTAATCAGTTCGAGGCTGATAACCTCCTCCGCAATGATATCTACGCAGCAATCCGAGAGCTGGATAAGTACCCTTGGGCGGCAAGCTTGGATCAGGTGCGATACGATGCGATGGTTAATTTCATGTTCAATGTAGGATCACGCACCTTCAGCATGTTTAAGAAGATGATCGCAGCGATGGAAGCTAAGAAATATGATCGCGCCAGCATGGAGCTTATGGATAGCCGCTACGCAAAACAGGTAGGGCAGCGAGCGGTTGATTTATCGTATATGATCGAGGTTGGCGAGTATCCGCCAGATACACTATAAATAAATTGAGGATATCTCTTAGCCTCTTCTTTGATTGAGAACCTTGCCCGCTATTTGCACCAATAGCGGGCTTTTTTCTATGCTAGATGGTTATCTCTGATGAAGCCTATCTCGTTGTAAACACG